ATCTTCTATAACAAACGAATTACCAGTACCAGTGTTGGTTATTGTCATTGCAACATTGTTTGATGATTGGTTTACCAAAACATCTGTAAGAGTTTTGTTAGTGAGTGTTTCAGTACCAGCAAGAGTTGCAAAGGAACCATCAGACAGGGCTGTATTGAACTCAGCTGTGGTTCCTGTCAATGTATTGTCTGTCAAGTCAACAGTTTTGTTAGTAAGAGTCTCTGTACCAGCAAGAGTTGCAAAATCCTGATCGGACAATGCAGTATTAAATTCTGCAATAGTTCCAGTAACAGTGTTGTTTGCGAAATTAAATGTTTTGTTTGTAAGTGTATCGGTAGTATCCTTTAATACCACAGTGCCCGTAGCATCTGGCAAAGTTATCGTTCTATCTGCGGTAGGGTCTACAACTGTAAGAGTTAGTTCGTTACCATCAACTGTAGAACCTTCGAAAACCAATGACGCACCAAATTCTATAGAAGATGCAGAGAGAACTCCTATAGAGGCTTCTGTTACCGACAGAGAGCTAAAGTTTATGGTTCCACTCTCTATAGCACTTACGTCCGTTACTAGATTGTTAAACTGCTGACGCAGTTGGTCAATAGTACCAGAGGTTGTTATTTCTGTCGCTCGTATTGCCATTTACTTTTCCACTAGTTGAGTTAACAATCTTTTAATTTCGTGCATTTCGCTCTTTAGAGTATTTATTTCTCTAACAGCGTCTCTGATTTGATCTCTAGACTCTTGTGCTTTTTTTGCCTTTTCTATTGCACTTTTGTATGCACTTTCGTTAGTAGAAACTACACCTAAAGAGTGCATATCTCTTGCAAGTCCATCAAAGTCGGCTACTTTTACAAATTTACTCATTACGTTGCAAGCGCGATAGCGCGCAAGTCCTTAATTCTAATTGGTTCTGCAGCGTTAGTACCCTGTCCAACAATCTTAATTGCAAACTTAACAAAAGAAGGAAGTGGTGTACCAGTTCCATCTCCTTTCACACCAGCCGTAAATTCATACTCCTGAAAATCATTTTGATCGGCAGAAGGATTAACCGTATTGTCAGAAGTGCCGGTAGTGTTAAAGTATTCATACCCTAATTCATCAAACTCTGAAGCATCGTCTGAACGCAAGATCTTATACAATACTTTAATTGTAGAAGTACTATGTCTGTGTGCAATAAAAAATACCTTGAGTGATGAAGCAGCGTTCTGTAAAGGAATTGCCTTTGTCACATATACAAATGCGTTTAAGTCTCCATCAGGCAAATCGGAACCACGGAAATCGTCACTTGGATATCCTCCGGTATTTGTTCCAGCGGTAAATGTTGCACTATCAACAACATTCATTCTGTTACCAATCGCAAGAACAGAAATGTCTTGAAGGTCAAGAACAGGTGAAATATTTGGATTACTTGTTTCTAGGGTACAAGTAACCTTCAAAGACTTAGTACCTGACATCTCATTAGATTCATTAACATCCGATGCAATAAGTTTGGATGAAGAAAACTCGAAGGTCTCTCCCAAAGGTATTTCTATTTCATTTGCCTGAGCGGTAGCGGTAAACGAAGTCTCACTACCAGTTGGGCTCGTACCAGAAGTTGGTTGAATCGCACACTGAATAATAGTGTTTGGAAACTCCATATTATTTACCAAAGTCTTTATGGATTCGTATCTGTAGTTTTCAGAAGCGAAAACATTTGTTCCACCAACCTCTTGATATTCTGAATCTCCAGGCACCACAGCGGACGTGGTAGTTGAAATAACGTAAGAGTCCATTTGTATATTAGAAATGGAAGTGTGTACCTTGTTTATTTCTGTAAGTGGAACGCCAAGGATTTGATAAAGTTCAACAGTATCCCCAGCGGCATGAACGGCCGCAGTTCCCTCTGTAGCTCTTGTCAGACCTGTTACCGCAACATTTCCGTTGAAGTTATCAGAAGCGATTGTACCCTGCATAACCTCAGTACCAATTTTTAAGAACACGTCACCTGAAGAATGATTTGACGCGGCAAACTTCAATCCATTTGTCAAAGTCAAACTGGTAGCAGATGCAGTAATTCCACTGACCAAAGTTGTGGTCGCACCAGAAGAAACTCCAGACAATCTGACATTATTTGCAGTAGAATACATACCGTGGTCAAAATGTTTAACTCTTACCTTTGTCGTATTACCAGATGCGTCTGAGAATAACAACGGATTTGGTCGTGTAAGTTTTTTACCATACCTTGTAGTATTAAATTCGTCAAGATATTCTTCACCAATAATCCCATTGTTAAATGTAATTCTAGACCTTCTGTTTGTAGAGAAAACGGCCTTTCTTAAAGTGAATTTTAGATCTTCGGAAGGAGAAGATGTCCATGCAGTATTGTTCTGTGATTTAAACAGTACACCAAGATGTGGTTGTTTAGATATTGATCTACTTCCACCAATATCAACTTCACCCATTCTGGAAATCCAAACACGATACGTGGTAACGTGACTTCTTACAACGATTGCATATTCTTGTCCTTCTCTCAGATATACGGGAGAGTCGAACACAAACCTAGTTGCAACAGAAGCGTCATCAGAAACGTTTACATCTTCTGGGTTAAGTTTCTTAACACCGTAAGGAATAATCTTTGGGCCAGGGTATCCATTTACAACATCACGAATTTCAACCCAAACAATGTGATCGTCATCTTTTTGTGAGAAGTAAAGGTCTAAGTTGGTAACAAAACAACCACCAGCTTCACTGACTAGGAATGTTTGTGCAATTGGATCTCGAGCAGCACCACTTGGAGCCTCGCACCAGAATCCCCCGCCGAGATTCCTATCACTTCTAAAGATAAATCTCTCACCTCTATCATCCGTCCAGAAAGTGCCAATGGCGGGATTAGTTGGTCGCACATTTTCATCTTCTTGGACAACAACGATATTGTCGAATGTATCCTGTTCGTCCTGATTTGTAATTACTGTTGTTATATTGTTGTCGGTAGCAGTAGTTGTTGTTTCAGTTGCGGTATCTGTTTCTATAACAAAAACATCATCATCAGAATCCCGTGCAGACTGTGGAACTGCTGGAGGTTCAGGAGGCAAAACAAACGCAGGATTGGGTACGTTTCTTGGATTACCCCAGCGAGTAACACCACCTGTGACATCTCTTTCATCTCTAGTTGTGGTTTGAACAACTTCAGCAACCTGAGTTGAAATAACGGTATCCTGTACTGTCTCGCGCAAACCCTGTGCAAAAAACTTTGCATTTGCAGATGCAAGTGGAGCAGGAGCCCTTTGGTTTGTTGCACTAGTCGTGATTCTAAATGTTCTTTCACCTGTCTTGAACGAGGGATTGTTTTCAGTTCCTGGCCCAACTGTGGGGGGAATGAAAAAAGTACCTTCAACGTCACCAATTGAGTTTGTGACAAGTTGCAAACCTCTGTTCAAAGCATTATTTGGTAGAGTGTTTTCAGATGTTGGTTCCGTCCAAGAACCACTTGTAAATTCTTCTGCAGCTGGAGTACATAAGTTACTTACATTTTCTCCGTCAAAGAATATATACACTTTTGCGTTTGGAGGAAATGCATAACCCTTAAAAGAAATCTGTTGTGAACGAATAAAGGGAACAAAGGCAATGTTACTTACCTTATCACCAAGTCGAATTGTTTCTGTTCTAGAAACAAGTTCTGTGGTGATTCCCGTTCTAACCTGTTTAGTATCGGCAGACAACAGTTCCCTTTGTTCAAAAGTTCTAACATTTGATGCAGCAGAACTTTGATCGAATATTCCTGTATTTTGCAGTTCACCCGTCCAGAAAGTATCCCACTCTCCCCAAACAGTTCCAAAGAAATTATTTGTACCTTCCTCAGAAATTCTCCTAATAGCATCAAAGTTACCATCAAATTCTCTGAGAACATCTGGAGCTCTTTCAGTTTCTTTCCAACTGTCAGAGTTTGGTGTCAACTCTACCTTACCAACCCATTTAGGAGCATAGTGCGGTTGTACACTTTCCGTATCTGACGCATAATCGTTCTGCGTAAGAATGGTTGAAATATATGGCAGTGTTAAAAGGTTACCTGTTTTTCTGTATGAAGAATTTTCTCTAGCAGTGTCAGTGGTATTTTCTTCAATAAGACTAATCTGTTTGGTAATACACTGAGGACGCAACTCCCTTGTTTTAGGATCGATAGCGGCCTTGTAATCTTTGTTCAAATGGTCACCAACTCTGTGGCCAGTGAAATTATCAACAACAAACCCAGACTTGAATCGATTTACTCCAATAGAATCCGTAAGTTCTAAAGACGCAGTATCTCTTTCTAAAAGAGAAAGGTTAGTGTAAAACTCTAAGTTTTCAATTCTCTTTTCAAGTTTACCAATATCCTTCATCGTGTATCTTTGATGATTCATTCTTGTAATTTGAATATCATCCACGGTGAATGTATATGCAGGAACAAACAGTTCTGCAAGTTTTATGGCCTCATCCAAGGGTTTGGGAGGCCGAGGCCTTTCAGCAGGAACACCAGAAACTATATGAACCTCACCAATAACATCCATGAAGACATGAGCAATATATGATAAGTAGAAATCATAGTCAAAAGTTGCAACAACATTTGGTTTTGGTGTGTCTACAGAAGAAGAACCTGTACCAGTGAAACTTCTGTTTGAAAAATCTAAATCGTTAGTTGTTATTGTATCTGTCGCAAGCACACTCGATGATGCGTCAGAAGAGGATGCAACTGTAGGTCTAAAATCAATCGCATCAGCAAGAGGATAAACACCTGAAGGTTCTGGATCGTCAGGGTCAATCTTAGTTGCAGTATAAACAGGTATATCATCGTAGTCCATCTGGTTTGCACCAGTGTCCACATAGGAGTCAACTGAGAAAAATGTACCAGAACCGTGTTCCAGAAAATCGTAGACACAAAGCAGTCTTCCAGTAGGAGCGGGGCGACCAGGCTTTCTTATAAGTCTCGAAATATCGTAATAGTTATCTCTTTGTCCAGTGTCAAGCGCATAACTTGAGGTAATTATTTTACTTCCTTCTGTCAGCGTTCCAACTACAGCAGTTGCACCGGAAGACTGTCCTGTTATGGTTTCTCCAGAAGTAAAATTAGAAGCACCAACACCAGCAAGAAGAACATACTCGATTGGTGAAGTAGAAACAGCAATACGCGCTGTAACGCCACTAGTTGAACCAACAATTCTTTCACCGATGATAAAAGAACCAGTTTGTCCAGATATCGTTGCGGTAGGCATTGCGGCATCAGTACTCGTATCTTCTGAGTCATAAACTGCTTGTAATCTAAAAACATCTGCACGGCCAAGAGATATAACGTCATCTGTAGCCCTAGTACCAAATGCACCAGTTTCATTTCCAGTAAACTCCCTAACTTTTTGTTTCTTAGAAAGTCTAGTTGTTTTTGTTTTAGATGCGGTGTCGTTCTTCAGAATAGTTGTTGTTAATTTACCAACAAAATCTGAACCAGACCCAAATACCGCAGAATCATTTAGAGTAAAAGAGCCAGCAGAAATTGATGCACTACTGATATCAATAACATCCCCAGCTGCAGCACTGCCTCCAGAACCCGCAGTCAAACAGGTAAGAGTGTAATCAGAATTTTCGTTACCAGTTACAAATGTTTCCCCAGAAGCGGTTGACGCAGAAATTACACCAGAAGCGGCGGTAACGACAAATTGTCTGCGTATTGTCTGGTCATTTTCAGGACTGTTATTATTGTCAGCAGTGAGAAGAGACTTAATTGCCTTCTTAGTTAGCAGATAAACTCCAATATTTTTTTCTGGGTCGTTAAGTTTAGTTCTTTTCCGTACAACGTTAGCAGTTGTAATTTCATCTGTTGAAGGTGCGGCAGTAAAGGAGAGTGCAGTTGCAGTTACCGCATCAACAACCCTATCCTCTGTTGCGCCAGCCGCACCAGTAGGAATAGCAATAACATCACCCACTGCAACTTCATTAGAGAAGTTTGTTCCAGAAACACTAATTAAGTTGTCATCACCAGTGGTTTCTGTTCTTGAAGTACCACTTAAAGTAAGTTCTGCATCAAGAGATGAGTCAGCAGTAAAATCATTAGTAGAAGTGCCGCCAGAATTTAGTTGCACGAACTGTTTTACTTGCGAAATATCTTTTACTGCAATAGAAGAAATTGTTAGGTCGGTATTTCCTGAATTTTCAATGAGTCTGTCTGTTTCGGCAGAGTCAGACGCAATTAATTTTTCTCCGGTAACAAAAGTTCCCTGTACAGCGATTACGTTTACAGTAGTGCCAGAAGTACCAGTACCATAAACAAAACCAGTTGCACCAGAAGATGCACCTTTTAATCTTACACCATTAGTGTGTACTGAAGTAAGTGTTGGACTTGGTGTACCACTCAAAGTCAACACTGTAAACATTCTAACGTCAAAGATGAACAGTTTATGTACGGCAGAAGTTGCACCTACAGTACCAGAAGAGTACTGCATGGTTTTTGCACGACAAACACCGATTTGAGTACCAGAAGCCGTACCTCTGGTAGAAGTTAAAGTATCATATAATTCTATCTCCCCATAAGGAGTTGTTTCAGTAAGGTCAGATACGTCTGGTTGACCAAAAACGTTAGTTACATTGATGTAGTTACCAAGTTCACAGTTAATTGCGCCATTAGAAACTGTCTGCGTTGTTCTTGCCTTTACAACATCCTTTCTAATCGTGCTTGGGGTTTCTACTTCGTAACCACGAATATACGCTTTCCCTGGCGATACTGCAAGAACAAATCTTCCCTCGTCTGCAACATTGCCATCATCGGTCGTCTGACCAGCGGTGTAAACCCCCCGAAAATCCTTTGCACCAACTCTATTAAAAAGTTGTTCTCTGCAATCCATCATAAATGGACGAACAGTGTAATCTCCAGATTCATCATAAGTTCTTCTTGCAAGGGTCTGTCCAAGAACAGAATATTCTGTCCCCCTTGCCTGTCTTAAAAGTGCGCCATTGATAACCTGTGTAAGTTCTATAAAGTTATTATCACTCTTAGACTGAATAGGCAGAGAAGTAAGTTCTAATGAATATTGTAATCTGTGAGCACCCTTAGCCGAAAAGTTTGATGAACCAGTTGAGTTATCATCAAGGGAACCGTCTTGTTCTGGAGTAATGATTGATTCGGTTACTCTAAGTCCGATTCTAGCACTTGGAATACGAGATCTTTCACTAATTACGTGAGTCTGTTCTGCAAGTCTGACAAAGGTTCCTCGAATGTAGTAGACTCCACCGTGAGCCGTAATCGCACAGCCTCGACGAGCAGCACCGGAAGAAACAGTTGACGCAGAAGCAACGTTAGAACCATACGTAGTTGTATGTGTAATAGAAACATCTGCAATAATGCTTTCATTATTTGCAAACTGACGAGTCTCTTGGTCTGTTCCAAAATCAGTGTACTGTACAAACAATACGGGAGATGTTGTTGCAGTTGCAGCCTTAACCCCAAGAACTTGTGCCTTCACACCAGTTGTAGCCCCACGAATTGTTACAGGTTTTGTTGTATTTAAATACTGAGAAACGTCAATGTTTTCCCCAGAAAATGTGGTGTTCAATTGAATGTTGTAGTAACTTGTATTGATACCCAAACCGCCTGGGATTACCTCATCACCTTCTTTAAAGATGTGAGAACCCATTCGTTCGATTTGGTTCTGTAGGATAGACTGAAGTTGAGTTAGTTCTCTTGCCTGCACTGCGAAGCCAGGACGAAACAACACTCTGTGAAAATTCTTATTTTCACTAAAGTCATCAAAATATGGTGCTACATTTAAATCAGTTTTTTGAGGCATCTTAGAACTCTATGATTACTTTAATATCTTCTGTTTGGTCGGAGACTCTTTGAATTGGTTTTCTATTTTCTATATAGAGAATCTCTCCACTGTCCGGTTGCAAATCTGGATTTGCGTAACCAGAAGTAAACGTTATTAAGTTAGAATTTAACAATGTGACAGTTTCACTTGCAGTTGTTTGAGGAGTACCTACAGCAGAGGAAGTTGAACCTGTAATGTTATTCGTCCCACTAAACGTCACATATCCACCAGTTACAGCACTCGCACCATAGTCTCCAAATCTTTCCTGAGACAAATAAAGAATGTTGTTTGTACTATCCCATTCTACAACTCTTCCTATGGCTCCAGTTGTTGTTTGTGTAATAACTTCGTCTACAACAAATGCACCCGTAACACTAGAAAACTTAACAGCGGTAGTTTGTCTGTGTGTTGCAGCAGACGCAACAGTTGTTGAACCATACAAAGTAGGATTCTTAATAATACCAATCTGTCTATAGTCATTCGCAGTTGTAAAATCATCACCCTCTGCCTGTGTTAAAGTGATGTTGGTAATTACAAAGTGTCCACCAAGTTCCTCTACTGCGTCACTACCATGACCACCTTTTGGTGATATAACGACACGAACTGCGCCTCCTGTTCCCGAACCCATTCCAGAAGAGGTTGTAAGTGCAGCATCAGAAAAAGTGTATCCAGATGCAAGATTAACCGTTCCAAAAGTGTAACCCGAACCACCAGCATGAATAGTGGTGTCGGTTCCAGCAGACAAACCGAAGTTTTGAATTTGTCCACCTACAACAGTAATTCTTACTATAGCCCCAGAAGCAGTTCCTTGACTAGCACCATCACCATACACTGCCGCATAATAAGTGCCGTCGGTATAACCTGAGCCGGCAGTAATTACGAGAGATTCTATTTTCCCGTCAGTTGCGGCCGCAGAAACAGTTGAGTTGGTAGATACAGGAACAAAGTCTGTGGTTGCAAACTTCACCGCATCAGAAGCACTTACTGTGTACATGTATTTTAAAACATAACCCCCAGACTCAAAAGGAGTGTTGGATGTTGAAGTTGGTTCTGTACCAGAATATGCAGTACCACCGTTGTTATCCAAAACCTTATATACATTAAAGTCCGTGGTTACAAAATAAAAACTAGACTGATACAGGTTTGAAGCACCACTATCACTCAAATTGGTTGTACTTCTAGTGTCATCATACATGTCATATACAGTGCCGTTTGCCCAATTTCTTCTTGGAACTGCAAAGGTGATGTCACTTGTTGTTATTTTTTTGGCTGCGAGCATCGAGTCCCAAAGATAAAACTCTGGACTCACTCCATCTACAGGAGTAGGGGGATTGGTATCTGTTCCACCCGTTGTGCTTGTAGTAAACGAAGTGTGTTTACCGATAAACAAATAGTATGAATCAGATACAGCCTCTGAAAACGATTCAAAAAATTGATTCGCGTTGTGTTGTTTAAATTTTTCTGTGATAATGGCAGTCATGGTTTTCCTCGGTATATTCTATTTATAACACATTAACTCACAATTGATACATCAGCGCCGCGAACAACTGGTTGTCCGGCAAGTTTTTTAACTCGTGTTGGAACATCACTATCTTTATTTATAGAGACGTTTGCAAAAGGAGTCTGTCCCGTTGTCGGGTATATAAATGTTGTTTCTAACAAAAAGTGTTCATTCACAAGGTCTCTGTCAATAATTTCCTGTTCTTGTAGAACTATATCATTAGCATCCGTTCCAGAAGCGTCAGTTCCATTGAATACAATCCTACTGTTTTCAAAATCAGGAGTACCTTCCTCTTGTGCGATACCATCGGCCGGTTCTCTTGCAAGAGTTCTTTCTGCACGTAAGAATCCAGACCCGTCTTCAAGTTGCAGTTGTCCATAATCTAATGCACTATAGGATTCAAATACAATGTTACCGTTTACCTCTTGTGCCATAAATTTACCATTTTCCATTAGTAAACGGTCACCGTCATCGGCACTGATTGGGAATCCACCATCAGTCCCATCTAAGAGAATAATACCATTGTCTTCGAGAACCATATTATCAACATCTTCTGCAAACGCCTGATTAATGTCTTGTTGTCCAGTTGATAGTCTTGTATCACCTACATCTATTTCCTCAAGTTGTAAAAATCCTTCGATACTAACCGGAGTAGAACCGGCAACATACCCTAAAGGAAGAACAAGATCAATAAAATCAAATGTTCCGGTGTCATCCCTCAAATCAAATACATCAGACAATGTAGAAGATGTGCCACTCACCGCGCCAGACGAACCCGAATCTTTGTTTAAGTCATCATTGGTTTGACTACCCGCAAGTCCAACTGGGCTGGAGATTGTACTTAGAGAAGTGCCTACATTGAGGAATTGATGGGTGTGTCCTGTACCTCCAAGGAAACTGACTGAGAATTCAGAAATTGTTCCAGTGTCAATACTTCCAAGTTCCAAGGCAATAAACGTAACATCGTCCTGTTCAAGTTGTATTTTATCAACAAATGTTGAAGCTGGTATGTCCCCATCTTGTTCTAGTAAGAACGTAGAAGGCCTTTCAATCTCTTGAAAAGTAACATCACCTAACTGACTGAAAGTAAATTGTTCTGTAAATGATTCTCCACCAGTTTCAAGTCTAAACTTTTCACCCACACCAACAACTTGGAAAGATCTATTTGAATCAAAGGTGATTATAGAATCTTCCAGCAGTATTGCACCATTTTCGTTTTCTAATAGGAAAAATCCATCGTCCTCAAAATCAAGAAATGCAATATCTGGTATTGGTTCAAATCCGTCAGCGACGAGGAAACCATCGGAGTAGCCGTTTCCATCGGAGTCTTCTAAGAGTATCGAACTTTCGTCTGCAAAAAATCCAAAAGACGGAACAGTTAACAAGTCTCTTGGTTTTTCATTTGGTTCGGCCGAAACAGTTATCTTTACAGTTTTAATAAACGCAAGTTCTTTATCACCAGCAAGGCCGACAGAAGAAGATTCAAGCAGAGACCTACCTCCAGCCGGATCACTAGCATTTCCAGTGTCACCATCATGGTAGAGTATGAACTCTGTGCCGTGGATAGTCAGTCCATCTTCGAGTGTTATTTGTTGATTATCTTCTGTAAGTAAGTCATCCCCAGCATTTGTTTGAGAACCATCTGTTCCATCAAGGATAATACCATCACCAAGAATGTGTCCAGTTTCTTGCGTGAGAAAATCATTAAAGTGACCATCTGAACTTATGTCTGGAACAACCGCGTGTCTTCGACGAACAACCTCATCAAAAATTTGTTCAAGAACAGAGGCAAGGAATGGAGAGAAGGACTCCTGTCCTCTTGTTTCATCTGATAGGCTTCTAGTTGCGCTTAATGCAGCGGATATTTGTGTTGCAACAGTAACACGCCCAAAAGGAGCAAAACCAGCGGGGTGTACGGCTCTTTTAAGTTCGTTCAAGTAGTTTGTGGTCGACTCACCTATTCTAACTTCATAAGAAAATTGTTGATAGAAAAAAGAGTCCTGAAGACGAATAATGTCTTCACCAATCAAACTAGTTGCACCAATATATCTTTGTATTGGGTCAGAAACAGTGGAGACTTTAGAATCGATCTTAGCAATGTCTCCTAGTATGACAGTACCAGTTGCACCGCCGGAGTCTGTAATTACAACTTCATCCCCAACAAAATCTATATCATCTTGATGTAGTATTCTTTTCCCAGAATTATTTGCACTACTGTCCGTTCCATCCATGATGATGAACCCATCACCATCAATGTCTTCCTCAGAAAGTATTCTGTCACTGTTGTCAGTACCGTTTGCATCTGTAGCATCTAGAACTAAGAAATTACCAAATGTCTCTAATAGAATGTCTCCACCAGTTTCTAAAAGCAGCGAACTAATTTGTCCAGTAGTAGATACTAAAGTAGCATCAAAATCAATCTTACCATTTGCATTTTCTACTACACCCCCACCGGCATTCAAAATAGACGTTTGCGCTACAATTCTACCTGTTCCCTGTTCATTGAGTAATGCACCATTTGGTTTACCAGTTCCATCCTCAAGTAAAATAAAATCTAAAGTCTGTAGCGTGTTATCAAGACGTAACTCATACCCCTCATCTTCAACAATAGGGCTAAATTTTTGTAATCTGAGTCTACCACCAATTTCATTGTAGTTTGGACTATAGTAATATAAATCTGGTGTGGTATCAGTAACCTCCAGTTTTAAAAATGCACCTTCTTCTCCAGGCCGGATTAAAAGATTAGTTTCGGGGGAAACTGTTAAATCTGAGTTTGTGACGCTTGTAGTATACTCACCGGAGTCGGTGTTAGTAGTTGTCAGTTTAAAATTATACTGTAGGCTGTCAATTGAATTAAACAAAGAAGAATCAGAAAGGTCAAAGTAATACGTGTTTCCACTTTCAATTACAAATTCTCTTTGTGATACTCCGTTAAGATAGAATGTCTTCTTGTTGGGGTCATTTGGGTCTGTAAGAGCTTTTACGGAGACTCTAATGAACCTACTAGGAATTGATGCAAATGCACTACCATCCAAAAGTACATTATTATTTTCATCTTCATTTGCTTCAAGAATGATATCTTCAAGTATCATTCTGTTTCCAGTAAGCAATTCTGCACCCTGTTCTTCTTCAAGAACAAAAGGTAAATTGAATGTAGCAGCTTCCATTTGAATGAAAGAACTATCATCAATCGTAACATCTAGTTGATTTTTAGAACTATCCCATCCAAGAACAGAACCAGTGTGTGTTGTTAGAGAGTTCCCTACACCAAACGTTCCAGTTACATCTTTAAGTATAAAGTGAGCTCTTGGTTGTATTTCTGGTAGGTCATTTTGATTATATTCAAATCCAAATGTGTCAACAGTTGTTGATTTTGCAACACCAATGTCATTGGTAAGCGCCAAAAGTTTTGCACCACTACCATTAGAAGACTCTACCTGAATAGATGGAAGTGCAGTATAGCCTGCCCCGCCAGTTTGCAGTTGTACTTTGTAAATTGATGTTGCGTTTACCGCTGTGTCTGTACCCGTTTCTTGAAGTAACTGTTCTCCCGTAGAATAGAACAAATCTAGGGTTTCATTAACTTCTCCAATTTCTGTTTCGAAAAAGAATCCGGCGTCTGTACTAGAAGCATCCGTACCGTCTATCAACAGTTTATCGAGTTGAGTAACGGGATACCGTAAAGATGATTCATTTATTGGTAACGTTGCAGCTGCATGAGTCTGAGTTGCAGTAGGCATCCAGAATTCAACGCCAGGAAATTCAATAAATGTGTGTATGTGTGCGCCAGTAACCACTCCGTCAGAGATAGTTCCTCCCGCACTTGAGTAGTCAAGATAAAGGGGATAAAAGTAACCAGACTTACCAGACCCAAGCTGTCCATTGGATTCGGCTGTTCCTAGAACATGAAATGGCCCAGCGTATTCTTCGTTTTGTTCTAATGCAATATTAAATGGTTCTTCTGTTCTGTTTGTTCCTGTTTCTCTAAGGACAGATCCCGTGCCATCTTCTAACTGAAAACCACCTAACAAGGCAGAGACAAATCCCTTTGCAGTTTCTACATCATCAGACGGATTTGTAAAGTATAGAGTGTCTCCAACTTTATACCCCGTACCACCATCATCTACGAAAACAGAACTAATAGAACCAGTAGAAACTTCATCAACTAAGAGTTTTCCAAAACCATTACCTTTATCTGCTTCGGTTACAGTTGGCTCAGAAGAACCATATAATAGACCACCAGAGGTAATTGTTCCCCCAGAAAGAATGCTTTTGACAGTAAAACGGATTGTCCTGTCCGTTATTGTGGATGTACACTCCAGTGTTTCTCCATCTATAAACTCCCCAACCTGATCTTCAATGATCATTTCGATTACGGATTCTGTTCCTTCTGGGAAAACAACAACTTTACTTACAGTTGCAACTGCTTCTGAAGTAAATCCACGGATAGGTTGTCCTTCTGCTTCTAGTCCATCAGAACCCGATACAGAAGCACATCGGAGTATTGTTTTGTTTTCTAAATTACCACCCGAAACTCGCAACACATTTTCATTTGGATATCGAATGTCAGCTTCTTCGTCCAACAAAATACGTAAAAATAATTTTGTCGCTTCTGGTGTACCCTTTGCAGCATACAAATCTTTAACGTGTTTAATAAGTAGTCTTCTGCTGACATCAGAGGTATACGTGGAAGGAAGAACCGCAAGAAATGCATCTTTGAGTTTTTCTAGAAAATCATAAATTGTGTTGTCAGAATCAAAGTAATCTACGAGTTGTTGAATATTCTGAACAGGGTTTGCACGATACTCGAGCATGGTTGCAGTCAACCCAGAGTTAGAACCAACAAGCGTTTCTCCGGTAATAAACTGTGTTTGATTCGTTACAAAGATTTTTTGCGTTCGGAGATCATCAAACAATACCTCAGCAATAGCACCTGAAGTCTGTCCAGTGATAGTTTCCCCGGCTTGATATTGTACTACATTTTCCGTAACAAAACGAAAATCTTCTTCTAAAACGCCCTCTTGAAGAATGTAAGCAGAATCGTTAAGTTCTTGTGCAAGATAGTCGGGTTCGACTTGATAGGTAATAGCGCCCGCTTCTAGGAACTTATAGTAGTCTCTTACAAAACTAGTAAACAGGTCATAATCAGACCGCACAAAGTCAGGAAGCTGACTTGTTATTAAGTCTGATACTTTGTTTAACTTAAACCGTCTATCATGTGGCATGTTTTAGAAACCCTAGTAGGAGTTCGATGTGGTAGATGTTGTAGTTCCACCGGAGTTCGATGTGGTAGATGTTGTAGTTCCACCACTAGTAGGCGATGAAGTGGTTGTAGTGGTGATTGTGCCACTTACCAACGCACTAGTACCACTTGCGGCCCTTTGGTCTACAACTCCAGTAACCGTACTGTTTTGAGTATCAATTTCTATAATTTGGTTTCTTATCGGTACAATGTCAGAACTTCTAGGAGTTATCACAAATCGAATATCTCTAGATGCAGCACCATCAACCAACCCAACTGAGTTGATGGAGAGAGTATTAATTATTATGTTCCCTGTATCATAATCAATAGTCCCAGCAGTAGAATCTACGTAAGAACGAGTAGTTCCGACAAAAGTAAAACGTCTCAAATTGCCAAAACCATCATCATCAAACTGATATATGGTAGAAGTATCGTCCCCAACAAAAAAAGTAGTACTTGACACAACACCCCCACTAGAAGCAAGGTAACCATCTTGGGGATGAAGAAGTGCGTTATTAAAGTTTACAGTATAAGACCTATCTTGTCCAAGAGTTGGAGTCAAGTTTTTTGCAACTGTAACACTAGTTGTGTTGTTTAGTATTGAAGTATCGGTAGTATCAATCAATCTGGATATTTCTGAAGCACGATACTGTCCCGTAAACGTTTTAAGATTGTCTGTGTTGTAATTATTAATTGTGGCCACAACCTTTGACACCAAAGTTTCTGGTGAGTTGGTTGTCTTATTTGGATCGTAAACAAACCTTGTGTTCATCCTAACAAACAAAGTTTCAGGGTCAACAAATTCAGGAGTGATTGAGGCAACAATAAATGGTTTTAGTTCCTGTTGTAAAGTTCTTTTTTGAGCAGTTGTAAGATTTTGTCCCGTAGTAGATTTAATACTGATAAAAACCTTTCCATATGCAGGACGAGATACCACACCAAGAGTTTGGTCATAAGAACCATCCTCACCACCAAACACACTAACCGCCTGAGTTTGTGGAAATAACCTCTTTATAAAGGTTTCATAATCTGTTGTTGTTACACAACGACTCTGTGATGCGTAATCGAGAGGAGCATTTGTTTTAATTGAGTTAATTGATTCCGGTTCAGCTCCTCCAGTTGCACGAACAGCAGTAGTTATAGTGATGTCACTGACACCATCTATCGTGCCTGGCCCTGTAAATGACTTCGCACCGTTTGCAGCAGACTTATTTGTTACCACATACTGCAAAATTACAATATTTCCATCAACAAGCGACTTACTGATCACTCCATCACCAAAATAAATTTGGAATTGTCCTTTTTCAACCTCTTGTAAAAAGTAAACTCGTGATTCTGAGGTTAACTGTGTAATATCAGACACTTTAGTGTATGACAAAGTAGTGGAATCAGTAGCAGAATTTTGCACTTTTACTGTTAAAGTGGTTGTATCTGCACGATTATCGTTCAAAAGGAACCTTTGTTCAAGATTTGACGTGTCAACAGTTACTCTTTGGGTAACATAAGTCCCTTCATAAATGGGAATATTGTTAAAATCGACAACTTTACCGATATTTTTTGCAGTATGATCAGAAGCCGTAACGAATTGGTAGGAAACACCATCAACAGTAGTGGTAAATTTTGTCCCAGCACCCATAGTTTTAGTCGGATCAGTGGTTAAAAGTGAAACATTCACTCTAGCAACGGGAGCCCTTGCAGAACGAACCTCATACCCTAACATTTTTGCGTGTGAAACCACACTAGAACGCAAGGCCGCAGTGTCCAAAAACATTTCGTTTGCAAACATGTTAGCATTCAACGCAAGATAGTGCGTATTATACGCTAACAAATCGATCAAAACACTCATGCCCGAACCTTCAAAGTCGTAATCGGTAAAGGCATCCTGATCTTGTAGGTAATCTTTTAGATTTGTGCGAATTCCTTCAAAATCTAACTCTGTTATTTTGAGTTTTCTTTTATTGTTGATAATGGCCATTATCGTATTCTCTCCAACAGTAGTGATAACTCTTGCAGTTCTGTGGGTGTATTAGTAACGTAAAAATAAAGAGATACTTCGTATGCATTTCTGTCGAAGTCTGGTATCACTTGCACCTGTTGAACTTTTGCTCTTGGTTCGTAGTTCTTTATAATTTCATCAATTTTTCTTGCTAAAACGTTCGCAACAACTGGAGTCATGTTTTCAAATAGTAAACCAGTAACTCCAGAGAAAAAAGTTGGCTGAAAGGGTTTTTCAAACTGATTATAAAGAACCAGATGCCTGATCGAACGTTTTACCGCTTGAATATTTTTTATGCTAGATACATCAGCATCCGTTTTCTTATTGAAGAAAAGGTCGATGTCACTATATGTACGGGAGTTTCTTTCGCTCTCGTTGTACCGTTGTGCATCTTTGTAACCTGTTTGACTAGTAGCCATCTCTCTTCCTTTCTATGTATTTATAGTATTATTCATCAGGCACCGTAGTATCTACTGGAGTTCCTCCAACATCATCATCATTTAATTTATGTTTGTGCGTTGCAAGAGTCGGCGCATTACCGGCATCTGTAGATACATCACCAGCAGAGTGCGTTGTACCCGTAACAGTTACATTGTTGTTGAATGTAGTATTGCCACTCGCAGTAATACTCTGAGCGCCGCTGATAGACATTGTATGTGTTGAACTCATAGTTTCACTAACCGCGCCGGTGATAGCCTGTGTAAATGTATCACTCCAAGTTTCACTAACTGCTCCAGTGACAGCCTGACTCATTGAACTCTTATATGTTTCGGTCACAGTGTCTTCAATAGTTTCCTGTCGTTTACCGTTAAGTTGAATTATATGTGAATGATTGGAAATATCTGTGCCGTAAGTTTCGTTTACATTATTAGTAACAACCTCGTTACGAATACCATTTACTTTAATAGAGTGTTCGTGTTGTTCTAAATCCGTTCCGTATGTTTCAATCACACTCTTTTTGACAGTTTCTCTTTTGTTACCATCAACCTGAATGTCCCAATCGCCTGCGATATAAGTCTTGCAGTTTGCGCCTATGGTAAGATTTACCGACCCCTTAATGTTAACATACTCATCACCAAAAACAATTTCATACTTGTCCTTGACTATTCTTTCTACCTTTGTGCCATCTTTATCAATTTCGTAAAAAGTTCCAGCCTTGTGTAACTGTTGAATTCTTTCTGCATCAGGAGTGTCATCATATTCAACGATGTGTCCCGACTCTGTTTCCATTACATGATTCAATGGATACTTTGCCGCATATGGCGACTCCGGTTCTTCCCAATTCTCTTCTCTGTCCTTTGTCGTCAACTCATTAAATTCTTTGTTATATTCGCCACTAAATTCATCGTTAGCGACAGGAACTTCTTTTGTTCTCGATGCTTCCTTTGCTTCTAGTATCTTGTGTTTTAGTCCTTCCTGTTCGTCGGCTCGAGATAACCGATTTATATCCGATTCTTTGAGAGTGTGCCCAGAATAATCGTCATCTACTAAAGGATACACTCCATTAGGGTCACTAAATCCCTTTTCCGTGTTTGCTTCTTCTTGAGGGTATCCTGGCAATGTGCCCATAATAATTGGCTGTTGTTTCTCATGAATGTCTCTAAAAAACCCAACTACCCAAGTTCCTTCTACCATCCAAGAAGGTGATGTTCCAAGACCAGACATGGAAGGTGAAGTGGTAGGCATCATGACGTGAGCCCAAGGCAAATCTTCTGTCGGTATTTTTGTTTTGTCATCGGTGTGATATCCCACACACCTAACCCGAACACGACCAAGTTTGTGCGGGTCATTTCTATCTTCCACAACCCCGACAAACCATGCAAAGCCTTCTAGGCCCATAAAATATTTTTTATCCATGAAGTTATTTAGATGATAAATAAAAAAGAATTCCCCCTAACTGGAGATAAAAAATGAAAAAGAGTATCGCTCTTTTAGCGCTCTTTTCATTATGCAACTTAGCGACGGCGCAAGACACAACTACAAATGTAAACACCACTAACAATACCAATACAACTTATACTGGTACTAACACTAGCACCAACACAAATAACAATACCAACACCAATACAAATAACAACACTAGTGTAAGCACCAATACCAACACAAATACCAACACCAATACAAATTACAACACAAGTGTAAGTACGAACACCAATACAAATAACAACACTAGTGTAAGCACCAGTACCAACACAAATACCAACACTAACAACAATATTTTGTCTGGTGGGACTAACAACACTAACAGAAACTATAACAACAATACATCTATAACCAACAACACCAATGTTAGCTCTAGTAATAATGTTAATACAAATAGCAACACAAATGTTAGCACTGCTACGAATACTAACAACAATAATAATGTAAGCACAAGCACTGCTACGAATACTAACAACAATAATAATGTAAACACAAGCACTGTAGATACAACTTCAAATAATACTAACACCAATAACAATAACAATAATACAGTATCGGATAACACCAATACTAATATTAATGAAAGTACGAGTACATCTACAAACAATAACAATAATGTAAACGAAAACAGAAACACTAGCGTAAGCGAATCTACGCAAACTCAAAATATCAATCAAAAGATTGAATCACCTCCTCCTTCTGCTATCGCTCCAAGCATTGGTAGTTCCTATTCGCAAGACTTATGTACCACCGGCATAGGTGGTGCAGTGCAAACTCAAATCTTTGGTTTGTCTGCTGGTAAGTCTGTTAGAGATATGAACTGTGAGCGTATCAAGTTAAGCAAAACCCTGTACGACATGGGTATGCGTGTAGCTGCTGTATCGTTAATGTGTCAAGATGAGAGAGTTTACATGGCAATGAGAATGGCAGGAACACCTTGTCCGTTTGAGGGTTTGATAGGTGAAGAGGCAAAAAATTCTTGGCAACAAAATCCCGATAGAGTTCCAGAAGGAAGGATGACAAGTGATGTATTGCCAATATCTCGAAACGGAAGATTAGATGATGGACTAGAAGCTATGCCTAAGGAGAAATTCTGTGAGATATATCCTAACGAGTCTATTTGTAATTAGTTCCTCAGTATTTGGACAGACCCAAGTGATGAACGGTGTCGATGACGGCACTGCTCATATCAACTTAGGTCACGCCTTTCCCTACTACGGTGGGGTGTTCACTGATGCGTGGATGTCCAGTAATGGTTTCATTATACTCTATGATCCAACTACGGGATATGGAAACTCAAACACTAGACAAAGTTGGTGTAACACTTGTCCGTGGGGATATAGTGGTGGGCCGCCGGAAGGAAGAAGTAATCTCTCTTTTATGATTGCCCCTCTGTGGACTGACCTAGAACACGATACCAGTGTAGAAGGGTCTGGTTACTTTTATGAAACAGCCTCTACAGGCACACAATTTCTTTGGAACAAAGTAAAAGAGTATAACACCAACAATCTAAACACATTTGGTGTTGAGTTATGGCCTGACGGGTCTTTTGATTTTCATTATGATGAGGTAAAGATTACAAATCATTCAACATGGATTGGATTTACTGGAGACACAACAAGTCAAAGCAATAATGTATATGATGAAGTAAAGGAATTATTTTACAAGACTAGACAAGAAGGTGGTATGACAACAGATCACATCGCCAATTTTGCATCTGAATCATATGAGACAGACGGTAACACATATTACGCATGGTACGGGCAAGATGGAGGTTATGAAGGCAACCAAACAACAACCGAAGAAGAACAAACCACTAGTGATTTACTTGTTGAGGATTTAACCGGACAGGACTTTGTTTATGGAGATGACATCCAAGATTTTTATTTTCAAGAGGAAGAGATGTTTGTAGTACAGGAGGCAAACTATGAGCAAGAACAAGAGTTCGGATACGGTGTGGTCTATGAGCAAGAACAAGAGTTCGGATATGATGTGGTCTTTGAACCAGAAGGCAATACAGGAAACACAGGAATGGATGAACGAAGTTCGGAAGAAGAACGGAATGTACCAATGCAAGAATTACCAGAAATTCAAACTACACCCGTACTATCAGAGAGAACGGATGAAGTTTACTCCAGACCCGATGATGAACAACAAAACGAAAGAGTGGAAACCTTGGAAAGGCCCGAAGAAAATAACAATAACCTAGTTAGAGAAGAAATTGAACCCGTTGAAGAAATCGAAATAGATTTACCTACAAGAGCTAACCCAACGGTAAACGCAGTTGCAATTGCACTAGAACAAGTTTCCGAAGCAGAAAAACTGGTGTTTAGTAATATTTCTGCAATAACAACAACTGAAACAAACTCGTCGATACAAACAAAAACAAAAACTGAAACAAACTCGTCGAAACAAGCAATAACAAAAACCGAAACAAACTCGTCGATACAAAACGATACAAATCAAATAAATACGGAAGAGAGAGTATTTTTAGCCGAGACTGCATTTTTCGAAAAATCAACTTTTAATGCAGTGGTTGACCCAACTGTTACCGTTTTTATAGAACAAACGGCAGAACAAACGACTGAATTTGTTTCAGAAACGTCAGACGCACAGAATGGTTCTGGTTTTGACGGACAACAAAATGAATCTTTCAGTACGGGACAAAGCATAACGGCTATCCTTAACAACGTTCAACCAAATTACTCTCAGTTTGATGTTGCTCCGCCAAGTGCGAGTGAAGTCTCTCAAGAGCAACGTGCAGAATCTCAGGCACAGAATATGTCTGAGGAACAGTTGGCGAGTAACTTAGATGAGTTTACAGAAGAAATGCAAGACTCTGGTGGGTTTAATGACCAGAGTTTGACCATCTTTTTGATGGGTAGGGTAAGTGGGTTTGAGAATTATGGAGGATCTTTACAGGATAATCCATTCTATAGTATCAAGGGAATGCCCATAAACAACGTACCAAACGACAGGAATATCATGCTACAACTGATAGGTACAAGTGGTAAACATGAACAGATGGTTGCAGAACAATATGAATAGGGGGTTATAATAATGGTCGAAATTGGATTAGCGGTATCAATGGCCACTCAAGCATTTGGTGTAATCAAAAAGGCGGTAGACACTGGTAGAGAAGTAGAAGATGTGGCCGAATACTTTGGTAAATGGTTTGATGCAAAAGATCAAATCCATGAGGCAGCACAATACTCAAATAATCAACCAGTGGTAAATAAGTTATTTCAAGGTAATAGTGTAGAGGCTCAGGCCCTAGAAATAACCGCAGCAAAAACAAAAATAGAACGCCTGGAAAAAGAACTCAGAGAATATTTGATATGGTCTGGTCAAGGACAATTTTACGAAGACATGATGATTGAAAGAAGAAGAATAAAACAGGCGAGAGCAGCCGAAGCAAAACGCAAGGCTGAAAATAGGAAGTTCTGGATTGATGTATCTACAGTAGGTATAGGAGTAGTAATCACTTCAGTTTTAATTATAACTATGTTAGCCGCCATATTGTGAGTGATATATGCCCACCAGAGTTTGAAATATGTTTCACTGAAGATGAGTGGATAGAATTTCATTCTTATGTAGAGTTTGATGACGCAGAGGTATTCATTCCCGAGCATCCCATAGGTGACGCAGAAGCACTAGCAAACCTTACGTGGGAAATATTATTTTTAACTCCTTGGGAACTGATATACATAGCGATGCCTATGACTGTATTAGCAACTTACGGATTAACTATCTACTACGCCTACAAATGGATTCAGAAGAAGTTTAGCATATGACCCTCAAAGACCTTGTAACCATCGTAATACCTTGCAAGAATGAAGAAAACTATATTGCTTACCTACTAGACGGTCTCCGCGAACAGCGCGGCATAGAGGGTGTTAAAATCTACATCGCAGACGCATCTACAGACAATACCAGAGATGTAATCATCAAGAACACAGGTAATCTCAATGTTACAATTGTGGAAGGCGGGCCTGTTTCAAGGGCAAAGAATAATGGTGCGACTTTTGTTGAAACTCCCTATTTACTCTTCATTGATTCTGATGTTAGGTTTTTTGATGATTGTGTTATCGCAGACACACTGGAACAAATGACGCGAGACAATTTGGATTTGATTGGACTCAACATTAAATGTTACGATGACGACTTTCGTGCTAAACTTGCATTCAAGCTATTCAATGTGGTCAACAATATTCTAAAACACTGGATGCCATTTGCCGTTGGTGCATATATGTTGACTCGCACCGATAAATTTAGAGAACTTGGTGGTTTTCCAGAGCTACGACCTACATCCGAAGACTTCTTTTTGTCTATTATGTACGACCCCAAAAAGTTTGCCATCGCAAATCACTACTTCGGACAAGATAGTAGACGATTCAAAAAGATGGGTTACTTTGGTATGACTTGGTATCTTATCAAGAATTTCATCAACCGCAACAATAAAAAATATTGGGACAATATAGATGAAGCAAAATACTGGGACTAAGTACAAGTCCGTATTCATTTCAGACTTACACTTAGGCTCAAAACACTGTAATGCAGAGAAACTTCTTAAGTTTCTTGACAACTTAAACACAGAAAACCTTTACCTTGTTGGTGATATTATCGATGGCTGGAGGCTACAAAAGAAATGGTACTGGCCAAAAGAACACAATAAAATCATACAGAAACTTATTAAGATTTCAAAACACACCAAAATCATTTACATCACAGGTAATCATGATGAGTTTCTGAGAACGATTCCAAACATAAAAATAGGAAGTGTTGACGTTTGTAATCGTCACGTACATGTAGGATTAAACGGGGAGAGGTATCTTGTCACGCATGGAGATATGTTTGACAATCTCATGCGTACAAAAACGGGAAGATTTGTTATGTCATGTGGCGATGTGGCATACGATGCACTGATATATTTAAATCGTCTGGTAAATGCATTTCGAAATCTGACAGGAAGGCCTCCTTGGAGTCTAGCAAAGTATTTGAAGAAAAAAGCAAAAGCCGCTGCAAACTATATCGGCGACTTCGAATTACAGATGACCGAATACTGTGCAAAGAGAGGGTATGACGGTATTATTTGTGGGCATATTCACCATGCAACAATTCAAGAATATGACGGTATTAAATATATGAACGATGGAGATTGGTGTGAGTCTTGTACCGCGTTAGTAGAAAACCAAAACGGAGATTGGGAGATAATCAATGGCTGAAGTAGAATTTGGCGATGTAAAAGTTACTGGTGGTAAAATGTTACTCATTATTCCACTCATAGGTTCAATCTTGGGAGCCATGTGGGGCGGGTTTGAGATATATCAACGTTTGTTGGACGCTGAGGAGGCGGTAACAAATTATGTTGCGCCAGATATGTCAGGTATCAATCAACAGTTAGCCGTCCAAGCAGAGACTCTAGCAGGACTACAGGAAGACGTAGCGATTCAGTTCGAAACAATCACCACTTTATTAGATCGTTTAGAGGAAGACGTTGACCGCATTCGTGCAGACGTAGATGAGATTGACACCTTTGTTCGTAACATTGACGAGTCAACTAACGAGACTCAACGAGACCTACGCAACGATGTTTATGCAATGGAAGAAACTCTCAATGACCGTGTTCGTGAAATTGACGAGCAGTTAAGAGAAACAAGAGATGATCTTCAAGATCAAATTGAAAGATTGCTTGACAATCCTCTTAATTCGGATCAATAACTTTGTATTGTCTTCCTTCGCAAATCTTATCCCACGTTTTGCGTTTGATACGATGCCACTGAGGTTCGTGCATGGGTTTAACCTTTACCCACTTCCAACCTACTGTTCCGACCTCAAATATTCTCGTTCCTGAAGGAACGCCACGAATTTCATCTTCGTGGTAGAATCGAACGAGCATAGTCAGCTCCCTTTGTTGTTTCCACAGGCTGCATGCCGAGTAACTTTCTTGCTTCGTCTCGAACCTCTGCTGACACAGCAAAACCAAACATATCAGGGTTCAACAAATTTCTCAAAAACGTTTCTACATTCTTATCCATAATAGCAGACATATTATTCATCCTCTTCAAATTCAATATCTCCAGAATGAAGCATCACACGTTTCTTACCAACACCGGCGTGTTCTCCTCCATCCCACAATACTTGCCATAGTCCAAGAGCACCATCTTCAACACCTTTGAGATGTCCGTGCCGATATGCCACAAGTGGCAATACAACAAACAGTATGTTGAACAATAGGTTTATCCCTTCACTATTCATTTATTTCTCCAACGTCTGATTCATCGATTAGGTCTGACCACTTTGCAAGTTTTTCAAACTTAACCTTTCGTCTCTCTTCCATCTCAAAAAGAGAAACCACATCCCACTCATGCAAAAGTTCTAGCATAGCGTAAACGTCACCGGCTTCTTCTTTTAGTTCTGTAACATATTTATCAGAAGAGTCGTACATTATACCACGTCGAAGTAGTTTAGCGCAAGCCTGTTGCAATTCTGCACACTCTTCCATCAGTATGACAAGTAACTGCTGTCTTGCTTCCAAATCATTCATATCTTTTTTCATAAAGGATTCACTCCAAAATAAATCATCCCTGCTAACAAACACATACAAGCAAGCCAAAGAAAAAACAGTTTAAGTATTATCCCCATCAAAATATTTAACCTTATTTTTATCAAACATCTCTTCTTTCTCTTCTTCGATCATAAATTCCTTTACCACGAATCCGACCAATAATAAGAGAAACATACAAAATCCGATTAGCATTTCCATTTCACTCCTCCGTCTCTGCGACGACCCGACCGCGCTCAGCGATCTTATTCCTGTACCACTCAGCAAACTCTGAGTTTTCCTCTAAAAACAATTGCACTTCTACAGCAGACATCTGATCACTTCGAATCATTTCTGCCCACAGTTCCCATTGCCATTTATTCTTCATATCCACTCCTTACCAAACAAATTCTTTGGGTACACTTCAAGATAATTAGACCACACCAAACGCGCCCAACTCACACCGTACACAAACACAAGTATCAGAATGCCGTATTGCTCATTCATATACGCAGTAGCAAACCAGAACGGTTCTCCGATGAGACCGATAATGCCTGCGACCATTCGAGTTTGTGCATCCTGCGATGCAAGTAAATAAATCGAAGAACAACCACAAATTGTAATTACAATCTGACAAAACAAATCAATCGACATACTGACCATCCTTACACATACGAGAGTAAGTGTTATCGTAGTCTGGCCATACGCCAGAATAGACATTTTCGCAATACAGCTGGGCCTGTGCGATTTCGTCTTCTATCTCCATATTGCCTGCAAGGCCCAACAAACAAACAAAAACAACAAACGCAACAGAAGGATACATCAGATTTTTAAACTCAGACATCATTAATGATCCCCCATCATTTTTTCTAATCGTGCTGGTAACACATACGCCTCATCACAGAAGGAACAACACTCACCTTCATCTCCTAACTCACCCTGTCCTAAAGGCCAAGGATTTCGACCATCATTAAAGAGTATGTGCTCTTCACATATCACGCATTTTTCCATCTCTGGGACTCCTATACAAATTCTTTCAGATTTTGGGGGGTGGGTACTTTTTTAAACTTTCTTCGAGACTTACTGAACTGCTTTGAAGGTTTATTCCAAATAACAATCTCTCCGTCGGTACACTTAATATATCCGATACACTGATTATTATCATTAAAGATATAATCATGATTAGGATAATTCCAATCCGTTATCTCACGATACACTTTCATTCTTGCACCTCCCGTACACTACAATACTGCTCAGTAAGGCGTTTGATTTCCAAAGTGGTAACCCCATTAGGGCGAGTTGATGCAGGCACATTCTGCACAATTACAGTGGAATTGACTTCCATGTCTTTACATGAAGGAAAGTTTTGGGAAACACAAGTAAAGTCTAAAGTCATAAGTAACTCTCGGAATAACACTTAGGGAAGTTATTGCATTTATAGATTACACATTCGCTTCCAGTTTTAAGGGGGGTAAAGCCCCCAGCAGTCTCACATGAACCCTCACACCATAATGTCTGGAACTTTCACCGTGAGCCAACCAACCTTAAGAGGCTGCTGGGGGATTACTCAACTACTCACATCATTACAGTACTCATTATAGTATATCTCAGTGGGATTGTCAAGCTCTTCGAGAAATCTCTCAGCGGCCTTCACTCCCAGCATACCATAATCCTTTTGAATACTTTCCAGGCTCTCGCCTGATACGATTCTCTCTTCTATGTCTAGAACTACAGCGCCCATTCTACTCATTTTCGTAATACTCTTCTAAGTCTTGCTTTGCAAGTTTAAGATATACTCCGAGTTCTATCGAAGGATCCTGTATGTCCATTGCCTCTATGGCCTCTACAAGTTTTTTCAGTGTTACCATAGTTGCAGCCTGCTGGCCACCTCGCTTCACTGCTTCCATGAAATAATCATCAGTAATGTATGTCATTCAATTCCCTCTCATCAAATTACACAGCCATTATAAGCGATAGAGGCGTTATTGTCAAGCTTCTAAGTCCTTGATATCCTTGGAGCTTCTAAATTAATTTTAGTCTGAGTTGGTGTCTCTGAGCTGTACTCTGAGCGTCTACAAAGACTATTATACGGGATGTCTAGAGGTATTGTCAAGCATGGGTGTGGTCGTCTCTGAGCTTGACAGGTCGATAAATAATGGTTAAAGCTCCAAACAAGCTCCGTTATTTCGCTGGTTTTTCTGAAAGTGTCCGAAAGTGGGTTTCTGTGGAGAAAAGTGTCGTATCTTCTCCGCTGAACGCTCCATGCCCCTCAAAATACATCTGTATCATTACATGTATCATTGTATTCACCACTATGAGCACTATGAAAAGGATATATCCTGTGAAGGTTTCCATTCTCTGTTAATCCATTCTTATGTGTTTAAACCATACTCTTTCATGTATATAATACAGTACTGTCTTTGTCATGATCTCTAGCATTGCAATGGCTGAGGCGACTTCAAATGTTCCTGTTAATATAAACGCAAGCAAGAACGTATCTGTTGTAGCAAGTATTCTCCACGTAACTGTCTTATACAGATGACGTATCTTATCCTTGTCCATTCTTTCTTATCTCTGTAGCAGATATCTTTTCTATCTCTTCTGGCAATGTTTCTTCTGTAATGGTATATCCTACGTTGCGGCCATAGGTGATATCTACAATGTTAGGCACTACCTGTATTACATAATCCACATCCTTAGTGAAACCTTGAAAACGTAATGCTTCAACGATAGCATTCTGTCGCATTCCCATACTATAAGGGTTTGAGGAGTTTTCTGGCATGTCTCTTATCTGTATGCATACCTGACCTGTGCGTTTGTGAGCGCGTTTAAACAGTTCGGTATGTCCATCATGCCATGGTTGCCAGCGTCCAAGCAACTGTACGGTCGGTTTAGTCCAATCCATTTTCTATAAACTCCTGAAGTCCCTTGACTCCTTTGTCGTAAGGTTTCATTCGTTCCCTGAGTTCGGGAATCGGAATCCACTCGGTGATTATATGTCGGCAGTCAATGCGAGCCGGTCTTTCAAACAGTGCGTTCGTGTCCTCGAATCTTCCTTCCTTTATCGTATCCATGAATATGATCTTTGTGGGATTGATTGCAAGGCGTAGGAAGTCGGTTGGTGCAACTAAATCTAATATGCCCCATTGTTTTCCCATGAACGTAGCCTGTGTCATTCGTCCTTCTGGTGAGAAGTCCCAATTGTCGGTCATCTCTCGTACTGTATCCGCATTGTGATGCGGAATCAAAAAGTGATAGGCGAGTTCTCGCGCAAAGGTCGTCTTGCCTGAGCCAGGCAATCCGCATATAAGTAATTTCATGTCAGTCTCTCTATAAAAGGTAATTCCATTTCGTCGTAGGTAATGTTCAAATGGGTCAGGAATCTTTTGACGATTTCTCTGTCCTCTGGTTTTATTTCTTTCTGTCCGATGTTCTGTCGATTCTCTTTAAGAAAATCTAAATCCCAAGTTCGTGCGTTTTCTCCACCAGAGAAGTGTTCGTATAGCGCAACATCCAGATTTTCCTGTGATACGTTGATCGTGCGAAAATTATATTTTGATAAGCGTTCATAGAAAAGGTTCTTTTGAAAGAAAATCTTTAACCACTTGACGTAAGGCCGTTTTCTTCCTTCTCCAAAGAAACGCATATAACTGCACAACCAATCAAGTAAATTTCTGTTCAATACAATCGTTGTATCGGGATTCAGTGCAGACAGTATGGAATCTCCCCACACCAGACTTTCCTCATCGTAAGACTCACAAAAGATATCGGCCTCATTCAGTAATTCAGTTTCTCCCATTGCTAGCCGCCATGCATATCCACCACGGTCGTTTTCACTGACAGTCCAAATGCTTTTCTCAGCAGACGGCATGAGATATTCCAAATGATAGCCATCGGCTCTGACAGCTGTCACCATTTCAAAGTTGCAAGACCTTCTCTCTGGATACATCGCCTGTAGCACCATTTGTGCGTGAGTCGTAGCCATCTTCGTCATTGATATGACAAAGATCTTATCTTTAAACAAATCTGGGGATAAAGGCGAGTTCATGTTCTTTTTGTTCAACTCCAAGACGTTCGAGTAGAACGTCTACCTGTTCAATGGTTTCCTTTGTTGGGAGTTCGCCCACGTTAGACCTCTCTCCCTGTAGTTTCGATAATCCCTCTGTCATTTCCACGTCATAGTGTTGAACCAACTGAGTAACGATATCTCCAACAGAAATATTGAATACGGGAATGCGTTCTCCTACGAGTCGTTTGTACATCAGATTTTTTGCGTAGAAAAACTCTGTCAGAAAAGTTTCATCGAAATTTCCCTCCACAGTGACCATCGAAATCAAGAGATCGCGAATATTTCTGTTCAATGCAATCACGTCATCGAATTTTTCGAATAGTTTCACGGGAAACACCAACTCTCGCCTTCCAGAGTCGATAAAGATGTCGGCCTCTTGTAACACGATGGGGTCGTTTAGCAACAATCGTTGTCCCCAAGGCAGGCCTTCCTGTAGAATGGTTTCTCGAAAGTCTACTCCCCAATCACCGCTGTTAATCGGCACATACAGTCGGTCATACTTTGCGATTCTAGACTCTGGAAACAAATTATGTAGCACGTGCTGCACATGGGCAGTGCCCATGCGATTCACTGCAATTACTAAGCGCTTACTCATAGTTTATATATCTCTTAACAAATACTCTACCGCGAGTTCATCTTGCATTTTGAATGCCTCCTTTTCCCAAGGCAAATCAAAATAATCTGTTTTTGATGAAATCTTGCGAGATTTCCACCGTTTACCCTCAAGGTCACACTCACCTCGAACATGCTGTTTGACATGCACCATTTCATGGCAAACCGTGCGAATTATTTTAGGAACGGAGAGTGTCTTATCGATTTGCATAAAGAATTCTCGATTCGTATCTCCAGCCCACATGTAACCATCTGCAATTCCATCACTCTTTGTAATTGACACGTCAATGTCTATGGTGCGATGTCTGGGAAGCAGACGTGACAAACAAAAAGATATCACGTCCACAATCAGTTCACGTTGGGCCGCACGGCCCCCTTTGATACTTATAGTATTCAAAATGTCTCCACAATATCAGTTTTAAGATCGCGTAGTTTAGAAACCACGTAAGGCACTCTGGGTGAAGTGGTGACGGAACCAGCCCAAGCACAGGCGTCCTCCCAATTCATGAATCCCATTTTCTCGGTAGTTGTCATACCCTCCAGAGTTCCTTTTAGATGGTACTTTGTGATTTCAGTTTGACATGGATATAGATCATAAGTCATTAGGCAGTAACCTCATATTCTTTATTCCAAGCACCAACATTGACATCAATGTAGTAAGCAGTGTTAAAGTAATCAGTCATTGGGTCTGACTTGTCGAACCAGATATCGCCCTTCATAGCAGCGATAAGTTCAGTAAGGAAGTTTTTTGCATTACCATTATAATGCGTTTCA